TGTGGACCAACAACTGCGAAGTTACCAGCACCTCTTCTACCTCTGTTAGCGATCAAGTTAGCAGCAGCTAAAACTTGAGTTAAGATAGCTCTGTGTGCAGAAGCAACAGTTTCACCACCAGCTAAAGCAGCAGCAGCAGGTAAAGTTACGTCGAAATCATTAGCAGCACCGAATGCACCAGCAACGTTAGTAGCACCTAAAGTTCTAATAGCACCTAAGATGTGTTGGTTGATTGATTGAGTTAATTCGTTAGTTAAAACTGCCTCAACTTGAGCTACAGCGTCAACACCGAATTGCTTAAGATCTTGTACTTGCTCTCTTGTAACTGCAGCAGCAACTTGGAAAGTTTCAGCAGCAACTGATTTAGAGAATAAAGAAAGACCCATAACTTTGTCAGCAGTTCTTTCACCAGCTTCTCTAGAGAAAGGAGCACCAGCTTCGTTAGAAGCAGAGAAACCTTTAACGTGATCTTCTAAAGCCTTAACTAACTCAGGAGATGTGTATCTATCAGCGATTGAAGATTCACCAACACCTAAAGCGTCAACGATTTTGATGATGTTTTTGCCGTCGATTCTAGAAGTACCAACTAAAACGTCGTTACCTGCAGCAGCGTCAGCTGTCTTAACGTAAGTAGGAGTAACTGCGTTATCTAATCTACCGCCTTCGTATACGAAGTCTAAGTAAGATAATAAGCCCATTGGACCAGCCATAGGAACTACAGGTACTAAATCTAAACCTACAGTTTGAGCAGCAACTTGCATTGCTAATGGTAATAAAGTTGGAGCTTTGTCACCTGATCCGTCAGCTGCACCAATTGCAGATGGGAATGCAACTGCACCCATACCGTGAAGGTTCATTGTTGGATCTAAAGACATGATGTTCGCGTCTTCATAAAGTTTGTGGTTGTGGCAGTAAGTAGACATCCATGCTAATTTCTCAGCATCATTGATTCCTGTTGCAGATTCGATGATTGGAGCCCATGTAGATCTTACTTCAGCCTCATTGATTAAATTTGCCATTTTAATTTTATATTTTTTTTTAATGGTTTTATTTGTTGTTTTCTCGATTGTCTTTTAGTCTTTTGCTTCTTAACTAATAATCGATTAATTTTATATTACTATATATCCTGATTAAAAGAGTAAAAAAATGATTTTTTTATTTTTTTAATTTTTTATAGTAAATTAAATAGGAGGTCTAATACTTAGAATAAACCTCCTATTTTGTTTTAATATTTATCTTGATTACTTTTTGAATCTCTTAGCAAGTTCAGCAGCAATAGAAGTTGTATCATAACCTAAAGTTTTTGACTCTTCTTTAGATTCTTTGATCATTGCAACTTTTTCCATTACTGGTGCAACTTCTCTTAGATCTCTTGTCTGCCAGAAATTAGCAACTTGATATTCAGTTTCTAATTTGTGGTATTTAGATTGAGCTAAGATTTGTGCTTTCTTAGATTCAGAAAGAGTATTCCATCTTTCTTTATATTCGATAGGCATCATCTTTGTAACATTAGGCTCATTAGTTGGAGCATCAGTAATTAATGCTGAATTCCATAATGTGATGATTTGACCTTCAGTTAAGAAACCACGACCTTCAACTGCAGTTAATACTTTAGTTCTTTCTTCAATTGATAATTCGTTATAAGAGTTTCTTGTTGACTCAGATACAAACTTAAAGAAGTGTGGATCATTTGTCTTTTTTTCTTGTGCTTTATTAATAAGAGCAGAAAGTTTTTCAGTGATTGAATTTTTATAAGATTCCATTGTATCTTCTTTAGATTCTTCTGCTGCTTCTTCAGCCTCTTCTGCTGCTTCTTCAGCCTCTTCTGCTGCTTCCTCTGCCTCTTCTGTTGCTTCTTCTGCTTCAGCCTCTTCTGCTGCTGCTTCTGCTTCAGTTTCTTCTGCTTCAGTTTCTTCTGCTTCAGTAATTTCTTCGCCTTCAGCGTCGCCTTCACCTTCTAATTCAAGATCTTTTTCAACGTTTACTGGTTCTTCAACGTCTGAATCAACTTCTTTAGTTTCATCCTCTAATTCTTCAGCAGGAATTCCAGCTTCTTCAGCTTCAGTTAATTCGCCTTCATCTTCTACTTTTTCTGGCTCGCCTAATGCAACTTCTTGATCTTCGATCTCTTCAGCAGTGTCTTCAACTAATAAGTTAGAGTTAACTGTTTCAGCAACGTATTCTGCATATTCAGTAACTTTTTCTAAGTTCTCTTTTAAGTATTCGATGTATTCTAATAAATTAGCATGTGTAGTTGCACCTTCGTTATAAGATTCTGCTAAGTAATTAGTATATTCTTTAATTTGTGTAAAACCTTCAGCAATGTGCTCAGAGTATTGGATTGACTGATCTAATTTCTCAGCTAAAGTTTCAGCGTATTGAATAGATTGGTCAGCTTTCTCAGCAACATGCTCAGAGTATTGAATTGACTGATCTAATTTTTCAGCCAAATAAGTTGCATACTCCTTTAAGTTTGCTAATTCGGTTTCATTACCGCTTTCATTAGCTTCAGTTAAAGATTGTTTAATGCCCTTAATTTCTTCAGAAAGATATTGAGAATATTTGTTAAAATCTTCAACAGTGATAAATTTAGATTCTGCCATTTTTTCTGGTTCTTTATTTTCAATTGTTGTGTTTTCTGTTAAGTTAGCTGGACCACTGATTTCGTAAATTTGAATATCTGAATCGTTTTCAAATCCATAAGATTCGTTTACGCGCTTTAATTCAGCGTTTTCAAATCCTGGATCAGCGACTAAGTCATAAGTAAATAATTGTTTAATTTTTACTTGACCATTAGTTTCAACTGCACCCGCCGCTCTTGATGAAATTTGAAGTGGAACTCCAGCATCAACTAATGCTTTAGCTTGACGGCCTGCATCAGTATCTAATAAACGGATACGACCTTTGATTTGTTTGTTTTCAGCATCATATGTGATTTCTTCAATAATGTGAGAAACATTCTTTAAAGAAACGTCAAAGTTTTGTGGGTGATCTAATTCACCTAAAAGCTTAGATGCCTTAATTTTATCTTGAAGAGCCTCGATTTGTGGTAAATATTCTTCTGCAGTATAAATACGGTTGTTACGATTCTTTTTATCTAACTCGCCGAAGATACCTTCAAGAATATAAACACCTGCTTCGCTTTTAAATTCTAATTCAGACGAAGATCTCTCTAAGATTAATAGGTCTTTATTGCTCATATTTATTATTTTATTATATTTGTACTATATATCTTTTGTAAAAAGTGTGATTTTTAAAAAATATTATTATATCCCTGCCAATGGATCTTCTTCAGAACCCGCTTCAGTTTCTTTTTTAGCAGCTTCTTCTTCCTCTGTTTCTTTAGCAGTTACTTCTTCTAGATAATCATTATAGTACTTAATCAAAGTTTGAATATCGTTTGTTGTGAAAGCTCCTTGACCATATGTATTATAAAAATAATCTTGAAACTCCTTTTCTGATTCTGAGCTTACAATAGCACCGATAATCTCGCTACTTTTGATTTCTTCAGCGTTATCTGTTATGTAATCGTCTACAATAACGTCAGATTCTGGAGTCACTTTCATTGCTTCTTCACTTAAGAATTCTTCAAATAATTTTACGTGTTTCATATAATTATATATCTAATTTTTTAAAAGCCTCCCATGTCCATTGGATCAACTTCAGGTTCTTCAGCATCTTTTGCAGTTCTTCTTGCTTTATATGCTTCATTGGCTGCTTTATCGTCTGGAGATAATTTTAAGTATCGATCTACTAAGAAATCCATATCAAAGTATGATTCTTCTTCCATTGTCACAGGATCTGTTTTAACTAATGAATCTTTTAATTGACTAACGAAATCGATTCTACGTTCCATGATTTCCATGTGCTTTAATTCAGAGAACATGTTCTCTTCAATAAATTGTAATGAGATTTGTGTTTTAAATCCTGGATCGTCTGAAAATTCAGGATACTTAAGACACATTTGAATATAAAGTGGCTTAACCAATACCTCTTGGAAAACTGAGCGTAAACGGTTGATGAATTTAGAAAATTTAATTTCATCTCTAATCATACCATCGGCTGCAAGATTAAATTCGCCTCCACCATCTTCGTACATGAATCTATTGAATGGAATCTTAGATACCATTTTCAATTTATCAGAAAAATACTTAAGAGCTTCAGTATCATTTAATTCTGGACCTTCACCGCCTAAAGTTTCAATTTCTGGTTGTTCACCATCCTTAGAAGGTAACCAATACTCTTTATTAAATTGCAGCATTGGACGACCATTGGTTGTCATGCTTGCTGAATCCCAATCAAAGTCTACAACTTCTTTATAGTTACTCATTAATTGAGCAAGAGATTGTTTTGCTCTGGTCTTAGATTTACCACCAACTGGGATGATAAATTTCATTCTGTAAGAAGAGTTGGTAACCGCCCAGATAATTCTGGTGTGTTCCATAATTCTTAATAGGTTGAAAGCTCTTACAAGACGCTCTAGGTAACTTACCCTAGATGCTGTAGTAATAGATGAATAAGAAATATAAATGATCTGAGAGTCATATAATGTTCTCTCTTTAGTTGGATTATCCTTAAATTGTGTCCAAACTTTTTTCTTATCTGTTTTATTATATCCTGGAACAAGTGTAATTGGATCGATTTCCTTGAAACCAATAATCTCTGTTTGATCAGGACTATAAATAATTTCAAATGCTAAATAACCATCAATTAAGAATTTTCTAAAGTAATACCATGCAGATTGATCTTGTGTAAATCCAAAATACTGATAAATGTCTCTATAAGACTTATTTAAATATTTTTGAACTTCATCACTAACATCCATTCCGATAATTTCTGGATTTGCAAAAAAGTTTTTATTATCGTATACGATTGATTCGTCACAAAGAATATCTAAGATATCTTCGATTTCATCATATGTTGAAAATGCTCGAAGTTCATCTCTTTTAGCAGCATAATTCTGATCAAAGAATGGGATATTCTTTCGCATATTTGTATCTGACATCGATAGTGCAGCAAATGCACCATACATATCATCATTATCTAAACCAAGTGGGTTTATCTGACCATATCCAATCGCGTCTTCAATAGGACCAATCGCCTGTGATTGTCTTAAGACTAAATCGTCATAATACATACCAAACGAAGATAACTTTTTAAGCTGATCTCTCAGGGTAAAAGGTTTCTTATTGTAACTGAATGGTCCGTTTCTATCTACGAATCCTGCCATTATATTCTTATATTATATTTTAGTTATATATTCTTTTTTTATCGATTAGAAAACATTGCTCTAATTTGTTGCACCGTTGTTCCTTCTAAATCAATAAAGTAACATAGTGCGATATCTGGCCATCTATTATATGTAATAACCGCTTGATTGTTTTTACGATTAGGAATATATTGTCTAATTGCAAAATCAAAACCAAATCTTTTTAAGTATGCTTTCATACCATCATATGTAATTCTTAAAGGCTTTTGACCTTCTGCATCTAATCCTCTTTTACCAGAACTAGCTCTATTAATCTTACGTTCTAATCTATTATATAAATCATCTAACAATTGTTCTTTAAATTCAACGGGTAGAAGATTTAAATTAATACCTAAATCATTTCCATCTACTTGTTCAATTGCAAGAACAACTGGATTTTTATCAAACCATGGTAAGTTTTCTGTAATTGGTGTGTACTCAAATACGTAAATTTTACCTGGTTCAAAACGTGCTCTAGTATATTCGGCCTCTGTTAATTTTCTACTTTTTACGCTATCTTCAAACCATTTCTCAGCCGTTTTCTTGGCAGCATTTATACTACCAGATTCTTTACTAAGTTCTTTGATTCTATTTTTAACGTAACCCATTTAACATCGTATCTTCGGTTAGTACTATAAAATTCCAACCCCTACCTTCGCAATAGCTTTTAGCTGCATTATATTTATCCATATTTTTAACATACTGTTCGGCTAGAAATTTATAGGATTCTAATGCTTTTCTTGAATTTTGCTTGGGTGGTTGTGGTTTTTGAATCTGTGCCTTGGGTTTAATTTCAACTAAATATTCTTTAACAGTGTCATCTTGTTGAATCTGTTTGAAATAAAAATCTGGATAGTATTTATGTGGTTTATTATCCTGTCTTGACCAATATTTAATTTCTACAGGTTCACTTGACCAATGCGTTACTTTATCATTAACGTCGCACCATATCATAAACTTACGTTCCCATGAAGATCTATATATGATCGGAGTTGGTCCAACATATTTTTGTGGGAATTGTGGGGTAAAATATCCTTGATTAAACCCTGAGTTTTTAGTAGGTTTGACGTTTTTAATTGACATTTAGATAGTATAAATTCCAGTCTGTTCTCCACTATAATCATTAGAACCATCAATTGAAATAGTTCCTTTATATTTCTGTGGATGAATCTTATTCCAACCTTTAGCATATCCTCGTTTAGCAATTTCTGTAAAATA